TGGAATCGGGCAGGCGCATGAGGTACACGTCGGCGGCGCGGTAGCTCTGCTCCTCGTCGCCCTTCTGCATGCGCACCGGCATGATGAGCTCACTGATCGCTGTCTCCGTAAAGGTTTTCAGCGCCTGCATGAACTCCACGCGCCCGGACGCAAAATCAATCTGTGCCATACTCAGCCTCCCCAGCCGTTGAGCAGGCGGAGGATCTCATGCTCCGCTCTCTGCTCGAAGGTCTCCTGTATCGTCTTGTCCATCTGTTCGACCACCTTTTCGTTCTGCATCATGTGTCCGGTGGACGGGCCGAACTTCTGCTCCACGGGGAACCGGGGAGCGCCCACGCGCTCAAAGACGGCGATGGGACCGTAGACCTTCGCGGCGAAGGCATGCTGGAGCGTTGCCGCTCCGCCGTTCCGCTTGACCTGGGTGGTGATGGCGCCGTCTCTGGAATAGCGGGTGTTGAAGCTCAGCAGCGGGAGGACGTTTCCGGCGAAGGAAATGCTCAACGACGCGACGCCGCCCATGCTGTTCCCTCCGGAGATCTGCGTCTTCTCCGTCACGTTGCTCATGAAGGTGGATTTGCTGATGGTATATTCTGCGGCGGCAAACTGCCCCGCCTTGGTCTTCGCGGTGTCCCCGGCGCGTTTCATGGCGTTGTACGCTGCCTTGTACGCTCCTCCGGGGATCCCCGCGAGAATCTTGTTGAGGCGCTGGATCGTTCCCTGGTTGGCCTCGTCGATGCTGATTCTCATTCGTCGATGCCCTCCAGCTCACAGCGGATCATGCCCATCTCCACGACGCTCTGCGCGACATAGAACTCCCGGAAGAAGCCCTTGCCGCCCTCCGCATCGTTGATCTTGATGCGGGTGCCTTTCTCCGGCTGATTGCCGCCGAGATCGGACAGGGCGCAGTGCAGGACGGAAGTGACGAGATAAAGGCCCTGGGCGTGGTCGCTTACGATCTGCCTGCGGTCCTTCTCCTTGAGCCCGGTCAGAACGATGGGGATGTCCGTATAGGTCTCGCCGTCGTAGATGACCGTCCGCTTTTCAGCAAACTCTTCCAGGTTCAGAAACACGTCATGCACGTCGGCGGCGATCACGTCTTTCAGGCTCATACCTCCGGCACCTCCGCTCCCAGTTCAGGCGGCGCTTCGCCGTCAATGGAGTAGTATTCCATGATCAGCTTCACCAGAGCGGCCTTGTTCGCCTTCTTCGGCAGGTCAAGGCCAAGATCGGTGATGATAGCCTCCAGCTCCTTGTTGGTTTTGAGCATCAGCGCGTCCTCCGTGTAGGGGTCCGGGTAAGCGTCTCCGTCGCCCTCCACGACGGGGGCGTATTCAGCCGGGTCGATACCGGGCTCCGCCTCGGGATCGTCCTCAGGGGCGGTTATAACCGCTTCCTCAGCCGCTTCCACAAGCTCGGCGACACCGAGGGCAGCAAGGCGTTTCGCCTCGTCCTCCGGGACGTCGATCATGGAGCCGCGGAGCACCAGCTTCACGCCGCCGTTGGTGTGCAGGCCGTAGCCTCCGCTCTTGATGATGATCTTCATGGGAATGCTCCTTTCTGTCCTTCTGATCAGGAAACGGCGTTGCCGGCGTAGATGTACGGGCAGTACGCCTTGGGCGCGGCCAGAGGACGGGTCGCAAGACGGAGCTTGCGGGTGTCGTTGTTCTGATCCACGACCAGCTTGGGCACGCGCTTCGCCACATAGGTGGTGTAGTCGGTGGAGCCGAAGTCGATCTGGGTGATCTGGCCATACATCAGGTGGCCGCAAGCGGGGGCGGTGACCATGGCGGACTTGGCCGGGAACATGGTGGCCTCCTGGTTGCTGTCATCGGTGTAGGTCTCATCCACGCAGAAGACGTTGAGGCGGAAGCCGCCGAAGTTGAGCTGGCCCATGTAGACCACGCCCTCGTAGCCGGTCAGCTGCTCGTTGATGGTGCCGACGGTGATGTTGCTGGTGGTCTCCATCATCTTGCGGAGCTCGGTGTCCTTCAGGAGAACTTCGGCGGCGTCGGTGCCGAGGACGAGATCGGCAGCAGCCAGGCCGCGCTTGGAGAGCATACGACACATATTGCGGATATCGCCGCGCATGTTGCCGTTGGCGGTGTCCCACTCATGGCCGGCAGAGATGCTGTAGGTGTGGTCGGAGCTGAGGTCGTAGAACTGGATGTACTCGACCTCGCCCTGGGTGGTGGCATCTTCATAGGTCTGCATGGTGCAGGCGTTGTTGATCATGACCTGGGCGCACATCCACTCCTCGCGGAGAGCGATGCGGCGCTCCATGTCGGTCAGGTCGTCGCGGAGCAGGGCCGCGGCGCGCTGAGCGGGGGTGGACTGGGAGTACAGAGCCTCGCCGAAGCCGCGCTTGTTCAGCTCATCGAGGGTGAGCATGCGGGAGGGCGCGATGTAGGCGGGCTGGTACTCATGGATGGCGTAGCCCCGGCGATCCATGGGGATGTCGCCGATGCGGGGCGCGACGAACGCAGCCATCTTCCGATCGCCCTTGCGGTACTCGGTGAGCACCTTGTCAGCGGCAAAGATGTCGCCGGCGCCGGTCGGGAAGTAGCGGTCCTTGAAGAAGCCCCTGCGGGGCACGATTTCCTCCGTGATGGCGGAGAGGACATAGGTGTCCAGGAAGTTAAGGGTAGCAGGCATTGTGTTATACCTCCTTCATCAGAGTGCCGCGGAGGCGGTCTTGAACAGGATGCCGCGCTCACGCAGCACGTCGAGATCATCCTCCGAGATGGTGTAGCCGGACTTGACCGTGCACTTGGACTTGTCGAAGCAGCCGGCGACGTAGACGGTGGCGATCACGTCGGCGGCGGTCCCGACCTCCACGTCATCGCACAGGATGCAGTCGGCGGTCAGGGTTTCGTTGCTGGCGGCGGTGTTGCCGAGCACGACCATCTTGCCGTCACCGGCGCTGCCGGAGCTCTTGGCAAGGATGGTGCCGCGGACCAGCGTGGCGGCGGTGCCCAGCTTGCGGATGGTGACGGCCCTCTTGATAACTTCGGGCAGCACGTCGGTGATCAGACCGTCGTACTCAACGTCGCCGAGCTTGGAATAGAGATTCTTCGCCATTTCACTTGTCCTCCTTCTTGAAAATCTCCTTGATTTCGGCCCGGGCTCTTTCCATGCGGGCCTTGGGGGTGTTGTCCTCGGGCTCACCCTCGGGGGTGCCCTGGACGGGATCAGCGCCCACGGCGTTGGTGCCGGAGGCGTTGGCGTCGGCATTCGCGTCCGCCAGGAATCTGCTGCCCTGCGCTGCCGCGTTCCGGGCGGCTCTCAGGGACATCTCAGCCGCGCTGCAGGGCGTGTCACCGTACTTGGCCTCGCGGACCAGATCGGGGGCGAACAGGCCGGCGATCTCGTCGATCTCGGACATTCTGGTGCGCTCCGCCTGCACGGCGGCATTGACCGCTTCGGTGGTGTCAACGGCAGCTCTGGCCTCGGCCTCCACCTGGGCGATCTCTTCCGGGTACTGCGCCCGGAGCTCTTCGATGGTCATAGAGTTTCCTCCTTCTTCACTGCCGGTGCCATCCTCCGGCGTTTCTGTATTTGCCTCAGCCGGGGCCGGAGCCTCGGATGTGACCGTGGGAATGCTGTCGGGAGCGAACATCCCGGCAGTCAGGTGAATGGTGCGGCCGTGGACGAACAGGTTTCTGCCGTCCGCGCTGGCCGCGATGGGCGTGGGCTCGTCCTCCAGGACCTCATCCACGAAGCCCTTGTCCTTGGCCTCGCGCCCGGTCATGTAGGTGGTGTCCGCCATCATGTGCATGATGACCGTGTTGCTGAGCCCGGTCTTGCGCTGGTAGACCTCGCTCTGCATCTTGTCCCAGGCGTCGTTCTGCTCCGCAGCCTGCCGCAGCTCGTCGGCGTTGTAGCCGCCGATCATCAGCGTCCAGCACTTATGGATCATGATGAGGCTCCCGGGATTGGCCTTGACGGTATCGCAGGCGCACATGATGATGCTGCCGCCCGACATGGCCACGCCGTCCACGATGCAGGTGAGCTTCGCGCCGTTTCTGGCCAGCTCCCGCAGACGGTTGTGGATGGTGAGGGAGACGCCGGCATCCCCGCCGTAGGAGTTCATGCGGATGGTGATGTCCTTGCAGCCCTCGATGCGCTTCAGGTCTTCCAGGAACTCGCTGAGCAGAATGAACTGTCCCTCAACGGGATCGCCCCACCAGTCGGTGGGCTGCTGCTCGTAGATGTCGCCGTACATGGTGATCTCCGCGCTCTGGCCGTCCGTGGTGGCCATGGCGTAGACCGGCTTCCTGATGTTTACGCTTTTCGGCATAGTCTGTACCTCTCTTTCATTCGTCACCCTCGCCGCCGCCTGTCTGCATGGCCGCGATGGTGCCGCCTCCGGCCTTGGCCAGAAGCTCGTTCTCCTTGGCCAGCGCCTCGACGTTCTCCTCCCAGTCGCCTCCGGTCATTTCCATGGTGACCTGGGCGTGGGTCTTGATGCCGTGGTCGATCAGCAGAATGGCGGCTCTTGCTTCTTTCAGCGGATCAAGGATTCCCTGGGCGGGTCCGATCCACCGCGCCCCGCACCACGCGGCCCGGAGCAGCGGATCATCAAAAAAGCCCGGAGCCTTGATGCGGCCCAGGGCAACGGCTTCGGCCAGCCACGCTTCATAGACCGGCTGGCACATGTCGTTGACGAACCAGCTCCGGCGCGTCCGGAACGCCTCCCATGCATCCTGCACGGCGGCTCTCGCGCTGGAATAGGAGCTGTTGTACTCCTTGATGAGCACGTCGTAGGGCATTTCCAGCGCCGCGCCCATCATGCGGAACATGGTCTTCATGAAGGTCTCAAAGCCGGCTGTCGGGATGTTCGGATTGCCGAAATTGACCTTCTCGTTGTCCTTCAGGTGGAGCACCGTGCCGGGTCCCATTTCGTACTCGTTCTCGCTGTCGGACACGTCATCGTCCAGCTCCTCGCCGGCGACCTCTCCCGCGCCTACCTCGTTCATGGGGATGTCCATGGGGGACGTCTCCGTCTGGATCCACGCGGTGAAGAAGCTCTGCACCAGCGCGGCCATGAGCTCGGATTCCGTGTACCGTCTGGACTGGAGCAGCGGTTCGATGATCTGCGCCAGGTACGGAACGCCACGGTACTGGTCCGGTCTCTCGCTGTCCATGATGTGCAGGATGTTCGCGATGCCGGTCTTCTCGCCCCACGCAAGGACGCGCTGCCACTCGATGGGCTTGGAGCTGATCTCCCGCGGGTAGCGGTTGGCCACATAGTAGGCCTCCACCAGACCGTCGCTGTTGATTTCCACGCCGTCAAAGACGCTGTGCCCTGCGCCAGGCTTTCCCTCCGGAACGGTGCCCTCGATGAATCCGGCTACGCTCCTGCCGCCGAACTCGTCCGGGGTGCATACGCGGTCGGCCTCGATGATGTGCAGCCGGAGGGAGTAGGGATTCTGCGGCTCTGCCGGCTTCCGTTTCAGAAGGATGAAGCAGTCGCCGGACATCAGCCAGCTTTTCAGCGCCAGCTGCTGCATATCGGCGAAGCTGCTCTTCCCGATGGCGTCGCAGTTCCGGGGCTTGTTCGCCCACAGCGCGAACTCCGCCTCCGTCCGGCTCTGCCAGACCTTCGCCGCCTCCGGAGAAAGGCCCAGCACGTCCCGGTTGACGGTGGCTTTCAGCCCCAGGCCGACGCCGATCACCTTGCTCCGGTTGGTGTTGATGGCGCTGGTGGCCACCGGAGAGGACATATAAAGCAGCCTGCTGCGCTTTCGCAGCAGATCGATGTTGCGGATGATATCCTCGTTCGGAGAGGAGGATTCCGGCGTAAAGCCCTTCAATGCCCTCCGAGTAATGCTTGCCCCCGCCTCGCTGTAGCCGTTCGCCTGCGGGGCGGCGTGTTTCTTGCTCAACTCCGTCACCTCCATGTGTTATAGTTCTCCCATCCGGCTAATGCCGGCGTTGAGCCCCGGTCTTTCACGGAGTTGACGTTGCTTGCCGGCCATAGGCCGTTGTTCTGATATTAAAAAGCGGCATCCCGTGGCGAAAGGAGCGCAAACTCCACGGGATACCGCTGGTAAAGCCCCGGTGCGGAGCCGGAGCGATTACCCGGTATCATTTTCGTGACCTCACGAAAATGGTCACCAGTCGCGGGGAATGATGCCGAACGCCTTGCGGGGCTGTTTGCCCTCCAGAGCGGCGGTCAGCTCATCGATCTTCTCCTCGACCGTTTCCATCTGCTCCAGCAGGTCCGGGATGTCGAAGCGCGTGAGCTGCCGGTCATCGATGGTGTAGCTCTTTACACCGCCCTCCACCAGCTTCACATAGGCATCCTGGAGCTTTTCGTAAACGCCCGTCCAGTAGGTCAGGCGCTGCTGAATGATCGTCTTGCTTGCCATATTCCACCTCACCAGCTGTCATAGTAGTTTTTCCCGCTCGTCTTCTTCCGGCGCGGCTTCTCCGCGGCCTTCACGGACGGGGCCTTGACCGGCTCCCCGGTCTTTCCGATGCCTTTCAGCTTCTTCTCCACCTCGTCCAGATTGACGGCCAGCGCCTTGAACGCGGCGTTGGCGTAATTCCGGCAGTCAAGAGCTTCGTTCCGCTCATGCCCCGGTATCTTCTCCCACACCCACGGCTGCTTTCTGCCCTGCTTATAGACCAGGTGCTCGGAGAGCAGGCCGGTGAAGTAGTCCGTTCCGTAATCGTCCCGGCGCGGGAAGTGATAGTATTTCGCGCCCGGCTCCTTGACCCTCATGCTGTCCATGATGGCCTGCTTGCCGGAATCCACGCCCAGGGTGTAGAGCCAGCACTGACCGACGTATTTCCCCTTGACCACGATGTTGGTCTTCTTCGGAGGAGCGGTGTAGGGTACGCCGTCGCCGCCTCTGCCCTTGATGGCGAACACCTTGCGGTAGACGCGATCGCGGCAGCGGGCATAGACGTCCTGGGTGTAGTGACCGCCGCTGTCCACGAAGGTCGTGCTGATCTTCAGCTTGACGCCGTTGGCGAACTCATAGGGATGGTCGATCACCTGATCCAGAGCGTTCCAGACCTCATCGGTGTCCGGCCTGCCCATGATGATGCCCTTCTTGATGCCCCACTTCTCTCCGAAATGGCCGTGGCCAACGACCTCGTATTCGAGGCGGTCATCCTGCGTATCGACGCCGCAGGTCAGCACCAGAACGCCGTCCGGCAGCTCGGCGGGGTATTCCTCGCGCCTGCCCATGACGGTCTCCTCGTCCTCCAGGTCGCCCCGGTCCTCCCAGAGCTCCCCGAACTTGGTGTTGTACACGACCTGCAGCTTCTCGGTGTTGCCCAGGGCTTCCAGATAGGCGAGGATCAGAGACGCCCACGACGCCCACGGAGAGGAAAAGGCGTTCAGCCAAAAAGACCGAACGCCGTTCTGATAGGCTGCGGGGTTGGCCGCGACCCACTTCGCGGGCTGGTGCTTCATTTCTCGCTCGGAGTGCAGCGTCTCGCAGTCGGGGCATTTCCACTGCACGCTCTTGACGGTGTAGTGCTTCTTGTTCTTGATAACCGTCGTGTCGTACTCGAAGCGAATGTCGTTGAAGACGATATTATGAAACTCCCCGCAGGTCGGGCATTGATGGTGCCAGCGTTCCTGTGTGCCGGAGCTGAACAGGTCATCGATCTGGCTGTGTCCCTTGATGGTGGGAGTGGAAACGGCTATGCTCATCTTGTTGTAGAAGGTGGTCTGTCTGGCCTTGGCCAGTTCCCAGGGATTACCCTCGGTGCCGGCGCTGACGGCCCATCGGTCCAGCTCGTCGCCGATGACAAAGCGGATCGGCATGGATGCCAGGGCGGAGGCGCTGTTGGAGCCGCACATCGTCAGCATCCCGCCCGGATAGCTTTTCTGGAGAATGGTGTTCCCGCTCTCCCGGCTCTTCGGGTCGGCGACCTTCCCCTTGAGCGCCTTGCAGTCCCGGATCATCGGGGCAACGCGGAGCTTGGAGAACTTCTTGGCGTCATCGATGGTCGGGTGGATGTAGAGGATGGAGCTGGGGTCCTGATCCATGATGTACCCGATGGCGTTCAGCTCGAATTCGCTCTTGCCGACCTGGGAGGAAGCGACCATGACGATCAGGTTCAGCTTTGGGTCGGTGAATGCGTCCATCGGCTCTTTCAGGTACGGCGTTCTTGATGTCCTCCACGGGCCCGGCTCGGCGCTACTCTCCGGAGAGAGGCGTCGTTTTCTGTCCGCCCACTGCGAGACAGTAATATCTTCCGGTGGTACAAGACCGGCAAAAACCGAGGCAAGCGCAGAATTGAGCTTTTCTTCATCACTGCTATACTTCCTCATCCACGTCACCCGTCCACTTCTGCCGCTCCATCACCATCTTGTGGAAGGCAACGGGGTCATACTTGAAGTTGGCCAGCTCATCCAGAATGGCGTTGCACTCCCGGCGAATGATGACCGAGGTCTCCGCGGCGGTCTCCACGGCGGCGGTGTCCACGGCCAGGCGCCCCGGGAGCGCGATGATCAGTCCGCGGATGGTGAAGCCGAACTGCTCCATCATCTTCTGGACGTCCTCGCTCCGGTGCATCTGCCCCTGCAGCTCCGCAAGCTCCAGCTCGGCATACTCGGCCTTGGCCTTCTTGATGCGGATCTCCGCTGCGAGGCGTTCTTCCTCTTTCTCGCTCAGGCCCTCGTCCTTTTCCCGGCCGGCAGCTTTCTCCCGGAGGTACTTCACATAAGAGCGGGTAGCCTCCACCACGTTGTACCGTGGGCCTGCCTCCGTCTCATGCTTTCGGATGATGCCGTTCTTGGTGAGCTCTCCCACCCACTGGGCGGTGATATCGAAAAGGTTGGCAAGGACAGCCGTGGTGCAGTATCCAGCCGGTTCCTGCGGCTTTTCTTTCGCTGCCATCGGTCTCATTGCCTCCTTTGCTGTCAGTTTCAGGCCGGAACTTTCATCTTTCCCGGCATTTATTGCAAGTACGCTTGTACGAAATTGGCATTTTCAAGTAAATCTCCCCGAAAAAATCTCCCACTAACTGATTATTTTTCGGGGTCGACGAGCCCGCGTAAGATTGTCTGCGCGTCACAGTACCTTTTTCGGAGGGCGCGGTGACGGCGGGAGGGGCGCTGTCGGCCTCTCTCTTTGCGTCTGTCTCGCTTTCTCTGTGCATCCGTGTTCCTACCTCTCCGGAGAGAACGTCCAACAGAGGGCGAGGCAAAGGGTTGTCATTTGCCGTATTTGTCCCGCTTCATGGTCTTCTCCCATTCCTCGAAGCGATCACGGGTCACGGTGTCCCTGGGGCAGCGTCTGTCGCAGCCCTTAGCGCCGGCATGGCAGATGCAGACGGTCTTCCCTTTGATGATACGGATGAACACGGGGATTCTCTCTGTTGTCTGCATGCCTTCGCCTCCTCAGATTGTGGTATAGATTTCCGCCTTGCTGTAGGTTGTCTTCCCGCGGATCATCATGTCCAGGAAGTCATCACGGGAGAAGTCGGACAGCCGGAACACTTCCTCGGGCTTCATGCCGAGCTGCTTTCCGATCTCCTCCACGGTCTTGCCCTCGTTCAGCAGGCGCTTGACGATGGCCTTCATGGGCTCCAGGAGGTGCGTACCACGGGCGCGGTTGTGTGTGACCGTGCCGTAGATGTCCTCGCTCTGGTCCTCATGGGCCACCTTCACCACCGGCACCTTGCCGTCGAGCATGGTGCGCAGCGGTTCCTCTCCGGCTACCGTCCAGCGGTGGAAGCCGTCGATGATGGTGTAGTCAGGCCGGACCACAATGGGGAGCGTCCAGCCGTTGGTCAGAATGGATTGCGTCAGCAGCTTCAGGTTTTCCTTGCTGACCTTGTTGGGGTTGTAGTCGTTGGGCTTGAGCTTGTCCCGGTCCACCCATTCCAGGGTGGAGAGCGGGGCCGTCAGTTTCGGGTCGCTCATTCCGTCTCCACCCCCTTTCGGGCTGCATCCGCTTTCGCTTCGTCGATATAGCGGCTGTAGATGATCTGGTAGAGAGCGCGGAAGGAGCGCATCTTCGGGTCGCCTTTGATCAGGGCCTCGTACATCTTCCGGTAGTCCTGGTCTGTGGCGAACAGCCCGATCTTGATGAACAGGCTGCGGTACGCCCTGGCCACCTTCATCTTGTGCGGGGTGGTGAAGTACCGGGGCATATCGGAGAACATTTCCGTGAGCAGCGCCTTGTAGTTCTTCGTGATCTCGTCGCCCTCGGCCTTCCGGCGCGCTGCGGACCGGCGCCCGAACATCTCGCTGTCCCAGTAGAGGGCCGCGAGGTAGGCGTTCGGCTCACGCCGGATGATGCGCTCCATGAGGTCGGGGTAATACTCGTTCATCTGCACCAGCGATTTCGCCGTGTCGATGGAGAAGAACTGCGAGACGCGCAACTGATTCCGGGTCACCCCGGATTGCCAGAGGTAGAGATAAATGATCGGGATCTCGACGTGCTCATCCCGGAGGAAGAGCCAGACGTCATTCGTGGTCCAGTCGTAGATGGGGTACATCTGACGCCTGCCGGTGATGCCGCCAGCGCCCAGATTCATCCGGGCCATGTACTGGAGGCGCTGGACGGATTCAGCCGCCCGGACGCCCGTCATGGTGATGCCGTCCATGCACACCCGCGGCATGAAGCTCTGGTAGTTGTCCTTCCTCGGCTTCAGGAGCGGGTGCTCCATGATGGCGAAGGGCGGCGGTTGCCGTACCCACACATCACGCTTTCGCTTATCCCAGCAGATGAAGGTCTCCTCCTCTGACAGCTCGTTGAAGCAGTTGAAGTGCTTGACCTCCACGCAGTACCACTCGAATTTGGCACCGGCATACATGAATATCCGGCGCCATTTCTTGACCGTCTCCTCGATGCAGGGGAAAATCGCTTCCTCGTCTACGAATTGGACGGTCAAAAGGGACGGGTCAATTTCGCCGCGCTGAATCAGACCCAAAGTCAGCTGTGCGAGAGCCAGGCTGTCCTTGCCTCCGCTAAAGGACATATACACTGGCACACCATTGCGGAACGCATTGCGAATGCGCTGCTTGGCGGCGGATACCACATCCAGGTCGGATTTGATCCGCCTTACAGCCATACCTTCTCGCCGCAGTGTGGGCAGACCACAAACTTGCGGACGGGCTCTCGCTCCTCGTCCGCGGCGGCGCTTTCCGTTTCATCTTCTTCCGGCTCCTCGGCGGTGCCGGAGGTCATCAGCAGGTCTTTCCGCTCTCTGGCCGCTTTGATCTCCTCGATCTCCTCGTCATCGAGCGTCCCGTACTCCTGCAGCTTCTCGCTGACCTCTCCGGCCTGGGACACCATGCTCCGGAGCAGGCTTTCGTCGAAGCCCGGGATGTCCAGATCGTCCTTCAGCTCCTCCAGGAAGATATCGAAGGATTCCAGATCGTCCACGCCGAGGCCGTAGATCTTGTTGTCGGCCAGCATGAGCTTTTTCTTCTGATTCTCGGTGAGGCCCTCCATCTGGAGGACGTCGCCTTCCTCCCAGCCCATGCGGAGCAGGGTTTCATAAAGACCGTTGCCGGCAAGGATGGTCAGGGCTTCATCGACCACGATGGGCCTGATCTGCCCGAACATCCGAACGCTGCGCTCCAGCTCGACGAGCTGTTTTTCCGTGTGCATTCGCACATTCCGCTCCGGCTTGCGCAGCGCCGCCAGAGGCATTTTCACGACATTCATTTCCCGGCCTCCTCCAAGTACGCCTTAGCTCCGGGGATGCGCTCAGCGGCGGTTATAACTATCTCCTTGTCGATGTTATAGACCTCCCGCCAGCCGTTGGCCTCTCCGCCCGTCCATTGACGTGCAGGCCAAGGATGCGTCCCGCACAGGTAGCCGTTAGGCCAGCCGTAGATAGGCGGCATGGGGAGCTTGTGGTAGTGGATGTAGGCCAGGAGCTGCTCATGCGACCAATCGGCAAGGGGCGAGAACCGCGTCACGCCCTTGCCGTCCGTGTAGATGTTCGTTTTGCGACCGACATAATTGCCGTCCGCACGGCGCCGGCCGAGGATGATCATATCCAGCTCATGCGCCTTGAAGTATTCCCGCTGCGCCCGGTGCTGCACGATGGAAAACCACCGCGCGGCGGTCTGGCTGTCCCGCGGGAACAGCATTTCGGGGTGCTGCGCCAGCCAGTCCAGGTCCTGATGGGTGTTGATGACTTCACATTTCTTCGGCTTGTGCTTCTGGATCCACGCCATGAATGCGGGGTACTCCAGATCGCAGACGCCGATCATGCAGTCCTTCACGCCGGCCAGCTCACAGAGTTTGCCAAGGACAATACTGTCCTTACCACCGCTCCAGGCATAGGCGGCGTTCTTTCCGGTGGTCTTGGCCTTGATGTCCTCCACGGTCAGCGCGGCCAGCTCGTCGATCTCCTCCCGGGTCACGGCGCTTTCGATGTCGGCCATGGCCGCGATCCAGGCGTCGTTCTTGATGTTCTGCTTCCTTCCGAGGCTCATGCCGACGCCTCCTTCCTCCGGGAGAGCGCCAGCGCCACCGCGCCGGAGATCAGCACGGTCAGCAGGCTGCCGATGGTCTTCCAGGTGGCGAGGCCGTTGATGTTGCCGTAGGCGAAGATCGGCAGACCGACGAAGAAAGAGGCCAAAACGCCGATAAAGACGCCCTTGCCCGTCAGCTTCACGCCTTTGAGCGTGAGCGCGGTCGGCAGGAGCGTCGTTGCGCGGAGGGTGCAGTAGAACAGGAAAAGGTGCGTCACCGTCATGCCGGGGATGTTGGCGATGCCGATGCCGAGCGCCAGCAGGACGATCATGCTCAGCTTGGCCGTCTTGATGCTGCACCCGAAGTCGCTGGTCAGCGACGCCACCGCGCAGAGGTTGCTGTCCACGGTGGAGAGCAGGCCGGACACGACCATGAAGAGGAAGGGCAGCATCACCCACGCCGGGAACAGGTTTCCGATCAGCTCAAAGTTGACCTGTCCGGCGTTGGTCGCCACATAACCGGAGCCAGCGGCGATATAGCCGAGGATGCCCATGGAGAGCGGCACCACGGCGAACATCAGAGCGCCGAGGCCGAACGCCTTTCCGATCTTGCCCTCCTTCACGGAGAAGGCCCGCTGCCAGAAGCACTGGTCGCCGAAGGGACCGGCGATCAGACCGATGGCCGTGGGAATGCCGAAGGAGAGCAGGACGTTGATGCCGTTGCTGTCGAAGAGTTTGGTATATGCCCCGGATACGCCACCAAGCCCTGCGATGAAGTTAGAGGTGCCGTCCTTCATCGACAGGGCCCAGGGCACAAATAGGAGGCATGCGGCAAGCATAAGAACCATCTGCAGCCCGTCCGTCATGACCGAGGCCTTGATGCCGGAGAACTGCGAGTAGGAGTAGGCAATCACGGCCAGGATGATGGTCATTACCCAGAACGGGATGCCGGTCATGGCAGCGAGGATCTTTCCTCCGGCCAGCAGCTGCACGCCGGTGGAGAGGATGGCCAGCAGGGAGAGCTGACCGAGATAGACGCCCCTGACCTTTTCGGATTTGTAGGTGTCCGCCATGAATCCGGAGAGCGTGACGCCCTGGGGCATCCTCTGCCGGATCTTCTTGGCGAAGGGGATAAAGAGCAGCAGGCAGGCCACGTTCGGTACCAGGAACCAGAACAGTCCGGGGATCCCGCTTGAATAGGCCTTTTCTGCCGACGTGAACAGCGCCGGAGCCCAAATCCATGTCGCCGCGATGCTCATGGCCGCTACCACCGTACCGAGGTTGCGATCTGCAACATGGAAATTCTCTGCGCTCTTGGCGCGCTTTGTGAGTATCGCCGTCGCCCCGAGCATCAGGACCGCATAGACGATAAGCACAACGATACCTTGCATTTTGTGATTCCTCCAATCTTGATGTACCGCTGGCGGGGCGGTCATGTGTGTGGAGGAGCGGGTAGCGTGTGCCTCCTTTCCCCAAAAGATTAAGGCCCCGTGCCTTTCGACACGGGGCCTCTGCGAAGATTAAGATTTTACGCCATACACTCTATCACGGGCTCCATTGAACTGTCAATGAACGATTTTTGCCCTCAGAGCATCGGCCTGATCGTGACCTCCGTCCGCGGCCGGTCTTTGTCGTAGAGCACCCGGCTTCCGTCATGGGAGGCGATGATCTTGCTGTTGTCATCGGCCAGCAGTCCGTAGTGCACCATCACGTCATCGATGGCTTCTTCCAGGTTGGTGAGATCCACGTCCCGGTGCGTCGGCATGTAGAACAGGCACACCACCTCGCATGGGTAGGAGATCTTCTTTCCTCGATGCGGGATGAAGTATCCGGCGTCTTTCTGGTACTGCTCGAAGGCCGCGCTCGGCATGATCTTCTGCACGGTGCCGTGCTTCGTCCGGAGAGTGATGATCCGCTGGGAGTTTTTCTTTGTCACCGGCGCTATGGGGATTGTGAACTTAATCGTCAGCGTCAAGGTAATTCCTCCCGAACTCCCGGATGAACCGCTCCGCCGTCCAGCCCTGCTCCTTCATGGCCTTGCGCTGACCGTACTCATGGAGCAGCTGCATGGTCTCCGCGTTTCTGTGGACCGCTTCCGGACCGAAGATGTGGCAGCGGTCGTGACACAGGAGAACGACCAGACCGAGCCTGTCCGATTTCTTCCGGTACGCCCCGCCGAAAATGTGGTGATGGTCGAGCGGGTCAGCTGCGCCGTTCCGTCCGCAGAGGAAGCACCGGCGCTCATTCCGCGATCCAGTCAATTCCCCACCTGTCCGTCACGGAACGGAAGTCCTCGATGTCATGGGGCCTGATGCGGTATCTGTTCGCGGTGTAGTCCTGCTCACCACCGCGGCCTTCCTCATAGTCGATATGCAGAAGCTCGTGGTAGATCAGGTGCTTCAGCACAGTCGGATTGAGGGGCTTACAGAGTGGGGCGTAAAAGGTGATGATGTAGTCGTAGGGAAAAAGCACCTTGTACTTGTCCTTGACCTTCTCGGTGTCCGCGTACACCAGCCTGCCCTTGGCTTTCCGAACATCGTCTCCCCAAAGGCAGAGGATCCGGCACCCGGGTGTCCGGAGCTCCACAAATTCGTCGTTCTTCGCTATGACCTCCCGAACGATGGGAAGCATTTCTCTTGCTTCGCTATAATTCACGGCTCGTTTCCTCCTTTCGCCGCTTCTTCTTCGGCCTCCAGTGCGTCATGGCGGCGCCGATGGCGTACATAGTGGCCGGTATCGCCGCCGCCGCCAGGTAGACGCCCACGATGGCAGCGACGCCGAAGATCGTGTTTTTCATGGTCTGCCTCCTCAGAAGTTGATGCAGTCCTCGTAGATGCGCTTGATCAGGTGCGGGTCGTTGCACTTGTTCCACGGCATCCAGTCGTATTGGCCTGTCACGTCACCGGTGATGTCATAGACCCTGCCGCCGATCTCGCAGCCGAAGTGATTGGCAACATAGTCGATCATCACCAGCGGCTTCTCATGGGAGAAGCGCGTGTTCAGAATCGCCGCAAACCAATAGCAGCAGCCGCGGGTGAAACACTCGATCACTTCCTGCCGGTAGCCGTACCCGTTCGTGCTGAATCTCCCGATGAAGCCCAGCACATCACGGACCAGTTCATCTTGCCTGTTGGTCATTTGAATATCCTTTCTCCTCAAAGAGACAGTCATCACAGATGTCCTGCCATTCGCCTTCTACCTTCCGGCTCTCCCAGCCGGCCTCTATCTTCGCTCTCCTGGCATCCTCCCAGCTGTCGGCGGGGAGGCGCTTGCCGCAGCAGTCGCAGACGGCGGTGTAATTCCTGTAATACCGCTCAATGCTCATTTGGTGCTCCTCTCTCCAAGTATCTTTTCGAGGTCCGAAAGTCGCTTGATTGTTCCCTCGATATTCGAACGCACCCAGTCAAGGTTGAGTTTACGGAACGCTTCAAACTCGTCCATGATCTCATTTACGTTATCGCCGTATATCTGGAATCTGAAGCTCAGCTCATCATAGGCTTTGAGCTTTTCGGCCTCCTTTGACACTCGGTCTCTCCAGTACGCTTGTTCTCTGGTGAGGCGTTCCTTCTCTTCGCTTCTCCCGCGCTCATACGCCTGTTGAATCTCCTGCTCAGACGGTTGCCGAGACTGGATTGCCCTGGTCACGGAGGCGAAGAAGCCTCGTGGAATCGCCTTGTCCGCTTTTTTGTCTTCCAATGCAAGGGCTTTTCGTTTTGTTCTTGTGCTCCCGTCCTCATTGACAATCAGAATGCCCCACTTTTTCGGGATGACATCCATGAGCGAATCAACTATTCCGGCAGGTACGGCGAGGGTGTAGTAGTCGATAAAATCGAAGAACGCAACGTGCTTCTCCGGGTCTTCAAGTTCTCTCCTGAGGTCGGCCTTGCTGATTTTGATTTCAAACCCGTCGATCCGGAATCCGTTGGAGGAATAGCAGTCGAGTACCATCATATCGAGCCTGCGGTGAGAATACCCGGTTGTCAGGCCAACTTCTTCTGCTACCGCATATTGCCGGCTATCACTGTACCGTCTTCGAATGGCGGCGCGTATGTCCTCAGCAGTCATGCTTTCCGCTCCTTTCAGTCATCCGTCAGCAGACCGCTGAACTGCTTATCGTCATCGCCGTCTTTCAGCAGCTTCTCGGCCAGAGCTTTCAGCTTCGGTTCCAGCTTCTTTTGCCTCGCTCTGACCTCGGCAAGCCCAGCCTGATGCACCCGGATGGTCTTCTCCCGGAAATGATGCTGGCGGGCCAGCCTGATCTTCTCCTGGTAGGAAATGCTCTGCTTCGTCAGCTCCTTCATTTCCTCGTCCGCGGCATAGCCGATGTACTTGGCCCCGCAGGAGGGGCAGGAGATGTATTGAATCTCCAGCCCCGCGATCTCCACGGTGCAGACGTCCTCAGGAGAGACGTCGAATTCGTCCAGGCAGTTATTGCAGGTCGTTGTCATTCGTCTGTTACCTCCTCAATCCATTGATTGACAACGCAATCCCGGCAGAACATGGAGCTACAATGTTCAAAGAACGGGCAGTCCTTGTCAGAACTCTCAGCCACCATGCCCTTGACAATCCTCTCGAAATCCGGGAGATTATGGCGCCGGCTGGGCTTGATGACCTCCAGAGCCTTCCGTAGATAGCCGCCCGCGTCCCAGTCTCCAAATACGTCTGCCGGGCCGTCCTGCTCCATCCCGTCATCAGTAAACTTTATTCTGCCGACGATTACGCACCCGCCCTTCGGATCGGGCTCAAACTTCGCTTGGGTCTCCTTGACGACGTTGCCGTCCTTGTCAACCTCCCTCTGGCCCAGGGTGCAAGTACCTACCGCCATAAACAGCGCGCTCATCCTACACCCTCCATTTCTGCCCGCAGGCTGTCCTTGATGTAGTAGTCCAGCCCGATCATCTTGCAGAGGGCTTCGGCCTCCTTCCCAAATGACGGCCAGTCGATGGTGGACGGGTGATAGTTCAGCTTTCCGATCTTCACTTTGTCATACCAGGCTGCGCCAGTCGCGATATGTGCGAGGACGGCGGGGCCATCCAGCACAGGCTCAAATGATACCCAGGTCTTGATCCCATGCTCATGCGCCTTTCCAAGTATGGTGATGGTATCGACGAATGCCCTGGTGCTCTCGCTGCCGTCCATGGTCACGCCGTACCAGTCGCCCTCTCCCAACAGGTCAAAGTCTCGGCTTCCGTCGCCTTTGGTGAGAATCTGAACATGATTCCCGCTCTCCTTGATGACCTTGATGATCTCGCGGGTGGTGGTGCTGTCGTAGCCCGTGGGGTACGGGTCGCAGGTAAAGCACAGGTGGATGAGCTTGTCCGTGACGCCCTCGCGCTCGATCTGTTTCCTCAGTGCCTCCACAATTCCCGGCCTGGGCTCCACATGGCTGTGGAACTCCTCCCGGTCGCGGTGCAGCACGCTCGGGGCAAAGCAGTAATAGCAGCGGTGTGGGCATCCGGTGTAGATGTTCACGGCATAGTCACCGTACTCCTTGGCCTTGCCTCTCGGCTCATATAAGGGTTTCATTCGTCGCTCCCTTCGCTCCGGCGCTCCACTTCGGCGACCAGCTCGATCACGCCGCGCACCTGCTCCCGGAAATCTACGGCGTCATCAGAACTGCCGCCCGCTTCGCCGAGCAGCTTTCGGATGACCTCTACCGCAGCGCATCGAATGATCAGAGGAATAGCTTCGCTGGCGTTGATGGTATCGTCATCGTCCACCATGGCCTTGATGCTCTCCCTGCACTGCTCCGAGACGATCTCCTTCATGGGGATGCCAGGCTCCGGCTCAGTCTTGGGCTCTGTCTTGGGCTTCTTCTGGTAGTTCTTCGGCAGCTCCTCTCCGGCCTCGCGGAGAATGTCCACGATCTCCTGCCGGGTGCATACATTCAGGTCAGCGAGGATGCCGATCTGCTTCATCGGGGTTTTCGATTGCCGGTAGTCGGCAACGATTTCAGCCGGTGTCATGTTCATCACTTTTCCCTCCATCTGAAAAAGTCATCCGCCCGGTACAGCGTCACATAATCGCCGTCCAGGTCTTCCGTTTCGTAATACTGATCCATGCATCCTTCCATGGCCTTGATAACCAGCATATAGAAGTCCTGATCGTAGGTCATGCAGGCCTCGGTGATCTCGTCCAGGGTCAGCTTGCCGCTCTTCTTTTTGATGTGCAGCTGCCAATGGCCGGTACGGTCGTAATCGCTCCATGTCTCGATGTTTTTGCTCAGTGCCATCAGCGTTCCTCCTCCACACAGGTCAGGTTGTTCAGCTGCCGGTGGCTGGTGTACTCAAAGACCAGGTTGTGCTTACTGCACACGGCCTGCCCGGAATCGAAGTGCATGATAGGCTTGCAGGTGATCTTGAAGTGCGGGCATCCGCTGCACTTCTTCTCTCGCTTTGCCTTCATGCCAGCCCCTCCGCGTATTCCTTGGCGTCCCGGAGGGACATCTTCTCTACCAGCTCCTTGCCGTTCTGAATGACGAAATAGGAGGTATGGTCCCATGTGCCGACGCCGTTGGCGTGTGGGATATGCCGTTTCCGGCTCTCGATGCAGAGGGGCAGGTCCTCACCGTGCGCGGTCGCCCGGTAGGTGATATCCGTCCCCTCGGCAGAAATCCTCTTGCCGACCTTTTTCCAGATCATTGTTCGCCCTCCTTGGCCTGCAAGCGTTCTTTCAGGCGCTTGATCTTCTTGATGCGGTAGGCGTGGACCTTGCCGGCGCAGCCGAAGATTATCTTGAGCTGATCCAGCATGATTTCCACGTCGGCGATTTCCTCCGCTATGCTGTCCTCGTTGCTCTGGCCCCGCCAGTTCTTGCAGATTTCCTTCTGCAGCTCGGCCATTTCCTCCAGCACCATCTTGGTCTGAGCTCCCTGGCCGTATGTCTGGATGGCGGCGCGGAGCACGGTCTTTTCGTCTTTAATTTCAGCCATTGGCTTTTTCTCCTTTCATTTTCTTTGCCCATTCTTCGGAAAGAAGGTCGCAGCGCAGGTGATACGGCCTTTCGCCGCAGCTCCAGGGCATCGGGCACTCATAGCCGCATGTCCAGCGTGTGACCGGGAGATTCCTGATCTTGATCGGCAGGTGCTTCATGACCTGGCCAAACTCAAAGCTGGACGCTCCATCGTCCCGGACGTGGATGGGCTTCTGAATGAGGTGCACGGTCTGGTCCGGCTCGTTGTCCCGTCCGGAGCGATAGTCTCCGGGGTAATACTCCGCCCGGGAACCGATGCGGTACTCGCACACTCGCTCATACTCGCTCGTCTTGGTGCCGCGCACCGTCGCCGTAATCAGGCTGATGTGTCCGCAGGTCTCGACCAATTCTGCCAGCGTCATTCGATCCCCACCTCCGGCATCTTGTGCCACCGGCAACCGTCGCAGGCGCCCTTGTGCGCCATCTTGTACTGCTCACAGCGAAGGCACAGCTCGTTCCGGCACTGCCTCAGCTCAGCCGTCAGCTTATCGATGGCATCCGCGCCGTTGGTGCTGTACAGGTGAATGCAGTTGCTGAGGCGGTCGGTATCGTCTTTCGCGGGGGTGACTTCGGGGAAATTGAACGCCAGCCAGCGCAGGGATTTCGCGGTCTGCTGATGGCTCATTTCTTTGGCCACCACCTTTCACATGTGCCGGAGAGCTTGACCTTCTTGCCCTTCACTTCGCAGATGCCGCCCTTGTAGGTCGGTTTGCAGTGGCCGCAGTTCTTACAGACTTCCTTCATGGTCGTCCTCCTCCGTGAAGAGCTTGTTCAGGCGCGCCCGGAGATCCTCGCGCTCCTCCTCGGTGATCTCGGCGAAGGGCTTTTTGAAAAGCCGCATGGTGATCTGATCGAGGATTTCCCTTGTCTTAGCTTCCATCACTTACCCTCCGCAATCATCTGGCGGTATTCCACGATCATTTCCCGCCACTTCGGATGGATGTTTCCTTCCTGGAGATAGGCGTCGATCAGCCGAAGCTTCTCGCCCTGCGCGTCCACGACCTTGTTCAGCTCCGCCGCTTCCTGCATGGCCTCGCCCCGCGTCTGGCCGTCCCGGATGCCCACCATGATGGAGGGCGGGATCGGCTGCTTCTCCGCGGTGGAGCGCCACAGGTGGAGGCAGTGCTCCAGATTGTTGACGTACTGGTCTTTGGCCGGGTGGAACTGTACGGCTACCTCGTCCTCGTGGAAGAACATATCCTTCAAGCGGCACATGTCCTCCCAGGTCGGCATATAGCTCCGCTTATACGGATTGACGCTGACATGCTCCCAGCCGGCGCCGGTGCTCCAGATCACGGAGCCCCGCAGCTTACCGAACTCTATGTATCCTTTTCCTCCGTCCCAGGAGGTCGCCTTGATCATCAGGTGCGCGGTCTCCCGCAGCTCCTCCAGTGTTTTCATACTCGCTCCTTTCAGCGGCGCTTCACGCCATCGATGCCGAACATGAAGGCCGCGATGCGCTCCGCCGCAATGTCGATGTCCTTGTAGATCGTCCGGTCTACGACGTTTTCCTCTTTGGCCAGCTCCGGGATGCTGATAGGCCGCTCTCCCGGGGCCAGGTCTTTGATGTAGAGTTCGTTCACCACCCGCCAGCGGCGCTGATCCTCCTCGCTGCCGAGGGTGAAGCAGTAGCTCTGAAAGAGATTCATCATCAGCTCAATGTGCTTGACGATGGTGGCGGTCCGCGCCGCGGAGAGCTTGATGCTCTCCACGAACGCGGTGGTATCTCTGCCGGGCATCATCAGGTCGGCGATGATCTCCTCCGGCGTGATGACGTCCTCGATCTCAAAAACTGCATTTTCGGCGTGAGCCCGGAATATCCTGTAGTTCCGCAGCAGGAGCTTGGTGTTCCGGAGGCGACGGTCGGCCATGTCCTTCCGGTCGCGCTGTCGCTCTTTCTCCAGCGTCTCCATCGCCGCCTTCGCCCCGGCCTCTGCCGCAAGCTGCACTATATCCCTGGAACTCAACTGTTCGCCCATAGTTCCGCCTCCGTTTCCTTACTTCTTTCGCATCCGGTCAAGGAACTGGCCGAGCTGCGATTTGATTACTTCGTCGTTGCCGAATACCTCCCAGCGCAGGGAGAAGACGTGCCGGCTCTCGTGGATGAGGTCGCGATCCCGATGGGCGTCCTCTTTCGTCTTGGAGCAGATGAACGTCCGGCAGATGTACGGCCTGGCCTCATAAGCGTCGCACTTCTTCGTCTGCTGATTCCGGAAGGGGCAGGTCAGATCGGTGGCTTTCCAGTCCCAGAACGGAGCCTGCCGGTGCTCTTTCAGCTTGTGCTTCGCGGCGTAGGTTTTCAGCCGCTGGAGCTCTCCCACGGTCAGCGGGAGCATATCGGTACAGCACTCACCGCAGTTGGAACACCGCCCATCTATGCAGTTACAACCGTATGTGTCGCCCTCTCTGATAATTTCAGCTACGCTGCCATAGTGGGACATCACTCATCCTCCGAGGGCTGGAGAAGGGCGTGTGTGCCGTTCATCATTTCAGCTTCCTCGTCCGATACCTCATAGCCCAGCTTTGCAAGCAGCGTGTACAGACGGTCGAGGTCATCGTTGGCCTTGTAGGTGTACTCCCACACCTGCTTGTCCCGGCTCCATTCCCTGGTCCAGTATCTCTCTCCGCCGTCATCCACCATGGAATAGACCAGACAAAGCAGGCCGCGCTCAGGGGATTCCAGCATCAGCGGCGAGAGCTGCTTCCGGAGCTCGTCGAAGTCCATGCCGTCATCATCCAGGTCGATATCGAAGCCCAGCTTCATAACCTCCGCCTCCGGCTCGTCCCGGCGATAGCCGCCGTCGCCCACGATCCACCACATGGCGAACTCGGCGATCTCTGCGAAGTGCTTTTTGACGGCGCTCTGGCTCAGGCTGGTGAGGAAGTCATTGCGGAGATTGAAATGCCGCTCGGTGATCTCCTTCAGCTCCGCCTCGACCCGCTCCGATGCTGCCCGGCGTTCTGCCTGCTCCCGGTCTTCCGGCGTGACCTCCCGCTGCCGGACCTCCGCGTAAACGGTGATATCCGTGCCGGAACGGACGTACCAGTATTTACGGGAGTTCACATCGGAGGGACGCTCCACCGTCTTGTCGCCACTCCAGCGGTTGAAGTTGGTCACATAGTCCATGGGGACCTTCTCGCCGTCCACCTCTCCTCGGGCCTCGATCTTGACGGCGAATTTGCAGATTTCCGCTTCCCATGCGTCCAGCTTCTTCAAGGTCTTTTCCTCGTCAATGGCGCTCTGCAGCCGGTTTCGGAAGTTCGGTGTGCCGATGGCGTCAAGGACGGCGTTTTTCCGCGCCGGATCCTCGATCTTGTCCAGCTCCATGTAGTCCATGAGCGTCGCGCCTCTGGCCTCGGCTTTGCGGAACTTATCCTGATCCAGCTCCAGGAGCTTCACCCGGCGCCGGATGGTGGATACGGAGAAGCCGGAATCCTTGGCCAAGCTCTCCATCGTCTCGCCCATGTCCAGCATGAGCTGGAATCCCTGGGCCTGCTCGTAGGTGGTGAGGTCGGACCGCTGCATGTTCTCCATGAGCATGGTCCTCAGCTGCTCCTGCGGCGTCATTTCCGTCACGACGCAGGGGACCTTATCCAGTCCGGCCAGCTTCGCCGCTGCCAGACGCCGGTGGCCGATGACCACGGTGTAGGTGAACTGCTGCGGGGTGGTGTTCGGGATTGGGTGAGGAACGACGGTCAGATTCTGGAGGATGCCGTTGGCTTTGATGCTGTCGGCCAGCTCCGTGAGGTCGCCCAGGTCTTTCCTCGGATTGTCCGGATGGGGCTTGATCATCGTGGTGAAGATGTACTCGATCTGATTGCTCATTGTGTGCTCCTTTCGTTGTTGTGCCTCAGAAGAAGGAGAGCTGACCGCTTTTCCGCTCTACCAGCTCCGGGGCGGGTGGATCCGGCTCGGTGGCCGGCTGTTCTGCCTGCGGCGCAGGCATGATGTTTGAGATCAGGAAGAACTGGCGCCGGAAGTGCCATTCCTCCCGGAAGTAGAAGGGCGTGTACCATATCTGCCCGTTGTCGCGTGGGATCAGGCCGCGGGGATCATAGCTCGTTGACGGGTGCGTGATGGAGTTGTCGATCACCACATACCCGGCGCAGCCGAGGAGGCTGAGCTGGATGTAGCACATGCAGCCGACCACGAAGTCTATGTCCTGGGCCACGAACAGCACCGAGGTCTGATAGTTGACCTTCTGCGCCATGCACTCGTTGGCGAATGCCACCAGCAGCGCACCGGCTCCGCATGCCGGATCGCTGACGGATATCCAGTGTTCACGCTCTATGCGCCCGGGGATATCCGGCTCTGTCATCTTCGCCATTGCCTGGCACACGCAATACGGGGTGAAGAACTGTCCCGCGTGGCTGTTGCTGAGCTCCAGCGTCATGAAGAGGTCTCCGAGAAAATCCTGATCCGGGTTTGCCTCCATGCCGAGGACGATCTCTGCGAACATCCGGGAGCAGCACTCTATTTCGTGCCGGTTGTATTTCCCGGCGATCTGCAGGTAGGTCTTCTCCCGCTCCTCCGCGTGTGCGCTGTCAACGGTGTTTGAAATGCTGATGGCGATCAGCGCCATGAAGTCAGACCAGACCGTCCAGCGGTTGTGTCTGGCACACGCCTCATCGAATATCTTGACCAGCTCCTTCTTGCTCTGGTCGATGAAGCGCGGCTTCCTGGCCATGCTATTTCAGATAGCCGCCCTTGTAGGCGGCTGCGATCCACACCGCCAGGCTGGAAAACAGCATGATCGCGCCCTTCTTCAAGGGCATCGTTCCGCACTCGATGCCTCCGGCGATCCCCAGCATCAGAATGAATGCCAGAAGGGAAACCGCCGCGCAGATGTGACGCTTTGTCTTGATACTCATGTGCTCCACTCCTCATAAGGGTCGGGCAGCGACCAGTTCCATTCTGTGCCGCCTTTGTACTGATTTCTGAAATGATTCTCCCGGCCGTCGCCGCTGAACCAGAGATAGTCGGCGGGGATCACGCGCCAGCTGCTGCCGGTCTGCTTCTCCTGCCACCACGCCTCTCCGACGTCCCGCGCCAGATCCATCATCCAGTCGGGAGCTTGGATGCCGGGCCTCCATGCGTACTGATACGGCGCTTTGATGACTTCTTCGATGGTGTCGCCATATCCCGCGTCCAACCTATTGAAGACCGTCCAGGCCACGGCAGCGATCCGGCAATACGGAGATACGCCCCACTTCACGCCGCCCCACACGACCACCTGCGCCTCGCAGGTCATCAGCTCAGCCAGCAGTCTGTATTCGTCTTCTGTCAGCGGGCAGGGCTCCGGCGTCGGTTCCGGGGTGGGCTCCGGTGTTGGCTCTGCGGTAGGCTCCGGCGTAGCGGCCGGAGGGGGTGCTGGTGCTGGTGTCTCCACCGGGGGAAGCGTGATCTCTTGGCGGAGCTGTTCCGTCTGCGGCTCATCCGAATGAACGTGGATCTCCGCGCAGCCGATCAGAAGCACCGTCAGGAGGATCACCGAGAATGTCAGACATTTCCTCATGTCAGTATCCTTTCCTGTCGTAGTCGTAGTCCTCCGCGTTGTCCAGGGAAGTGATGCCGCGCTGGTGCAGCCTCGTGAGCACTCCTTCTATGTACTTCCAGTCGCCGGGCTTCCCGGCGTTCATGGCCTGCTCAAAGGCGTACATCAGCAGCCGCTTCCTCTCCTTGGGGAAGACCACGCTGTATTCTCCGGTTTCGGTCTGCGCCTGCTGGTAGGTGGCGAAGAAGACCTTGGTGGTGTCTGCCTTGGTCGGCTCCCGCTTCGTGAATCTGGAGAAGATCGCAGAGGTCAGAGCTGCCGCCTCGCTGATATCTTCCTCGTCCACCCCGAAGAAGGCCGTGGGATCGAGCTGACGGTCCAGGAGATATTCGTCAACATCGTTTTCTGCGTCCTCACGCGCGCGCCCGCGCGTACCACCATCACCAGAGAAATCTTTATTCTTATCTTCTCTATCCTTACCTTGACTAACCTCACCTGTCCTATCCTTACCTTCCCTACCCTTACCTGGGTCTCCCGTTGGTATGTCATTTGGTATACCATTGGTAGCCGCGTACTCGGCCGGGGATTCCGGAGGCAGTTTGTCTGCCTCCGTAGGCCCTGGGGGAAGGATCGGATGGTCGGTATAGACGCCGTTCTTCTTCACATAAAGCTGGCTCTTTTCCTCCTGATAGAGCGTGGGCGTGTATCGATCGCCCCGGACGTAGTTGTTGACGCGCCAGTGCTTGATCACGACCACGCCGCTATCAAAGGGGAGGAGAAACCGTTTCATCAGAAGGAGCTTGATGTCATCATCTGACGCGCCGACCAGTCTCTGAATCGACCTGGCGTTGCTGACGAATCCATCGTCATCCGCTCTCATTCCGAGGTGGAAGTACAGCGCCTGCGCAGACAACGGCATGCCCATGAAGGCGTCCGTCTCGATGATCTTCATCGAAAACATCCTGCGCTGTGCCATTCATTCCACTCCTTTCAGAACGGAAGCTCACCGTCTACGTCCTCCAGCTCGGAGAAGCCTGCGCCTGAGGCGCCGTAGGGCTCCGCACTTTCCGGGGGCGGCGCGGTGTTCTGGCCGTCCTTCTTACTGTCGCCGAAGTACATGTTATCGACCACGACCTCCGCGCTCCGGCGCTTGTTGCCGTCACGGTCCGTCCAGTCCCGCAGCTGCAGCCGCCCGGACACCACGGCCATGCGGCCCTTGCAGAAATACTTATTGGCGAACTCCGCCGTGGAGCGCCAGGCCACGCAGTCGATGAAGTCTGTCTGCTTCTCTCCGCCGTCCTTGCCGGAGAAGTCCCGGTCGACGGCCAGCGTAAAGCTGGCCACCGGCGTCTGGCTCTGGGTGTACCTGAGCTCCGGATCGCGGGTCAGGCGCCCCATAAGGACGATGTGATTAAGCATCCGGATCATCCTCCGTTTCATCCTCCGGCTTTGCGTCAGGGACGGTTATAACCGTGCGCATGGCGCTTTCTGCGACCTGCACCATGTCCTGCAGCCGGTAGCTGCCCTCCTTGCGCTGATAGATGACGATAGCCTCCAGAAGCGCGCGGCTCATTACCAGTTCCTTGTACTCTTCTGCCGTGATCGTGACCGTGCCGGTCATGGCGATGATGACTTCCTTGTTCTCGTTCATTTTGCAAGCTCCTTTCTGCTGCAGATGTCGATGACGGCCTTACACTCGGCCACATCGAACATACCGATGTGTGTCTTCTTGTACGGGATGCCCATCTGCTGGGAGAGCCATTTATAGGCGGCATCCCTGTCTCCCTTGAAGCGTCCGTACTTCCAGAGCGGGTCGAACGCCTCATGCGCGAGGTTCTTCCAGTGCCGGAGCTCCGCGTTGGCCAGCCTGCCGAGCGGCTTTATGCCGCCCTTATGACAGCCCACCCACGCGAGGTCTTTCCGGCAGATCCACATCTTGTGGCCGTAGCTCCTGCCGTAGATCTCTTTGCTGTCCACCAGCTCCGCAGGCTGGTGGCAGTAGGGGCAGATAACTTTCACGGGCTCCATGCCTCCTTGTACCTCTCGATTTGCTCCGGCGTGTCGGTGTCTATGCCGAGGCGCCGGGCCTCGGTGATCGTCCCGTCGATCAGGCGGGACATTTCCTTGGTGTCCAGGGTGTGCGTCCGCTTGTAGAACAGGTAGCAGTTGTAGGTCTTGCCCTCCAGCTCCATGCTCTTGAACCAGCGGGTGTAGGGGTAGAAATCGTCGATGTTGGCAGCTTCCGGGAGCATCGCCCCCAGGGTGTTGCCGTTCTCGTCCTTGGCCAGAGCGCCGTACTGCACCACCATCGTCCGCTTGACCTCATCGTCGCTGAGGCTCATGGCCTCAGCGATCTTGTTGACGAGGACGTGGAAGTAGGCGTTTGCGTCCTTGCTCCGGGGCTCCCGCCACTTCTTGATGGAGACGTTGACGTCGTTCTCTTTGAGGGCGTCGAAGTTCTCCCGGAAGTCCTGGGTGACGGTGATCGTGATGTGCTGCTCACCGTGGGCACCGAAGGTCAGGTCTTTCAGACGGCCTCTCATGGGGTCTCCCACTTCGCTTTGTAGAGGTCGAACAGGCCCATGTCCGTGATGGAAGCCTTGAACTCGGCAATGAGGTCGCCGATGAACGGGGTGATCTGCCGGGTGTAGGTCTCCACATAAAGGTCGGTGCCGTCGCTGACGAGGTATCGGAACTCTCTGGCCTCTGGGACGAGGTAGAAGTAGGCCGGGTGCTGAGGGCTGTCGATGTAGCTGCCTGCGAGATCCAGACTGCCGAAGCTCTTGACCTTGTACTTCACGTCGTAGATGATGCCGGCTTTCAGCACGTCCAGAACGCCGTGGATCAGGAAGCGCGTACCGTCAACGGTGATCGGCCTCTTGATGCTGACCTGCACCTGACCGCCGCGGATGATATCGGCGACCTGCCGGATGCCGGATTCCCACTTGGGATAATCGGGGTGGGGCTTCCCGGCAGCTTCGGCATACGCGGCCCGCTCGAAGTCGATGCCGGCCTGCATTGCCTCATTTGCAGGGATGGGCTCACGGTTGAGGGAGCGCATGAAGTCCTCCTTGGCCTGCTCCTGTCCGTCCTCCCAGCAGTTGAACATGTAGCCCCACGAGGAAAGCAGACTTTGCGTGATCAGCAGCACGGTCAGCCCTCCTTCTTGTCCTCCGGAGCGGGGGTGTACTTCTTCAGCACGGAATCCCAGAACAGGCCGAGCTCCTTGATCTTGGAGTTGAACATGACGCCGACCTCTTTCTTGGAGGTCAGGGCGTGTTCGATGGCGTTGATCTGCGGCATGGCGGCGTTGGCGCTGTCCACGTCGGTGATGCCGGCGACGATCTCCGCGCCCTTGGCAATGGCAGCGTCGTACTTCTCCTTGAGCGGGAGGTACTCGGCGTTCTCCGCGGCGATGTTCGCCTTGGCCTTGTCGAAGAGGCGGGTCAGAAGGTCATTGGGGACGTTCTGATTGAGGACCGGGATGGTGTAGCTGCCGTTGATGCCGTGGCACCCTTTGGCGAAGAACTCCTGCTCCGGAGAGAAGAAGACCTTGCGCTCCTGGCCGATCATCTGGATGTAGCCGCCGAAGTCGCAGGGGGTCCAGACGATGTTCTTGGCCGCGCCTTCACACATGAGGCGCTGCTGGGTGTTGCCGTCCTTGTCCGTCTTCTCCTCCGTGTGGAAGATGTAGATCAGGTTCTTGTTCATCACGTCCCGGACCATGCCGGTGAAGCGGATGAACTCGCTCTTGACGGCGCCGAAGCCTTTGAGGGAGATCGCGCCGTTCTTCTGCTTGTTCACGGAGGGATTGGAGCGCATAGCCCAGTCCTGGAGGAAAGTCACGAAGCTGCCGCCCGTATCGATCACGATGGTCTGGCAGTCGGCGATGACCGGGGATTTGAGGTCTTCCAGCACCTCTTCGTAGGTGTTCATGGTGATGACCGCCTTGGCCAGGCGGCGGTGCTCCGCCTTGATGCGGGAGATGCCGCGGTCGAAGTCGATCAGAACGGGATCCGGCGCG